CACATAAGAGACGCTACTACTTTAGCATTTGAAGCTTCTGGTGGAACTGCAGCTACAGGTACATCTAGTTCAGAACGTGGTTTTTATATGGATGCAACTAGCGGAGATGGTGCTAGAACTGTTGGAGCAAGAGGTTTGGGCGGTGCAAGTGCAGGAGCTGATTATGATTTAGCTACTGCATTTCCAGTTGGAACAGACATTTTAATTACAGCAGAAACATTTTTAAACAAAGGTTTAGATCGTTCTGGTCAAGGAATATATAAAGTGGTTGCTACTTCTGGAAATAAAATAATATTAAATAGAGCAGTACAACATGATTTAGAATTTACGTCTTCTACTGATTTTAGTGCAGGATGGCATGGTACAATAGTTGCAAGTCCTAGTCTTACAGATAAAATATTGTTTTTAGCACATCCAGATGAACATAAAATTGATACAATGTCGTTTCAAACTAGCGGATCAAAATGGGCTGAAGATACAATTACGTTAAACTCTAGTCCTGTAAGTACAAAATCTTTAGTAAAATATTATGCTATTAACGAAGCTATTCGTTGTTGCGATACTGCAGATTTTAATAAATCAAAAATTCAATGGTACGGATTTATACAAAGAAAACATTTTGATAGAGCAACGGGTACATCAGCTACTGCTGGAAATGCTTATTTAGGATATTATGCAAAAGACAACACTTTATCTCCTCCTACAAATAAAGTACTTCTTTCAGCAGAAGATTCCTCTCCAGATAATTATGGTACATATCCTGCAAGTGCAGGTACAGGTTTTAATATAAACATTATTTCAGACACAGATGACAATGGTGCTATTGCAGGTGGAGTTACTTATGAATTAGCATCTACGTTTATATATGACGAAAACCAAGAGTCTCTTCCGCAAGCTTATACAAATACACATGCTATTTCTGCTGCTAATGATTTAAAGTCTTTATCTTTAAATGTAACTGCTAAAGGCCCATACGATCCTAGAATATCTGGAGGTAGAATTTATATAAGAGAGCAAGGCACAGATGCAGAATACACTATGCTTGTTGATATTGATTTAACCAAAGGTTGCAGAACTAAATTCTCAGATGATTACACCGCATGGTTTGACAATGGAAGCAATGAATTTAACTGTCCAACTGATACAGCTTCTTCTAATTTTGTTGTAAAAGAACTTGGTTTAATTACTTATGAAGTAATTAATGGTTATTCTTCTAGTGTATTTAGCAATGCAATTGGAGATGAAAGTGAAAATTGGAAAGATTCAATTGTTTCTAATAATAGAGCTTTTGTTTGCAATGTTAGTATTAAAGATGAAAACTCAGGTTTTGAAAAAGAATATGCTCCTATAATTAAAAAACCTGATCGAATTATGTATTCAATGCCAAACAGGTTTGATACATTTCCTTCTCATAATTATATAGAAGCAGCAAGAGGTGACGCAGACATTTATATAGCTATTGATTCTTTTGCAGATAGATTATTAGCCTTTAAAAAACAAACGTTAGATATAATTAATATATCATCTCCTGATGATGCTACATGGTTTTTAGAAGACAGCAAACGCTTTATGGGCATTATGAATCCAGAGTTAGTTAAGAAAACTCAATACGGTTTAGTTTTTGCTAATTACAATGGACTGTTTATTTATAACGGAAATCAAATTATTAATTTGTCAGAAAATTTAATTGGAGATCAATACTGGCAAGAACATATGTCAGATAATAGTTCTATTATTTATGATGAATTAGATTCTTTGGTTTATGTTGTAGCAAACATTGGCTCTAATGGCGATGCGTATATGTGCAATCTTAAAAAAAATGTATTTACTTATATTAAAGATTTTACACTAGACACAAATGATGGAATGACAAATAGCGTGCATACAGATCAAGATATTTATATTGTACATGATGAAGGAAGCAATACAGATGTTTATACATTTGATAAGAATTATTCATTCCCAAGGCCATATGTAAAACAAACAAACGGATCTTTTAGTACAAAAATGTTTGATTTTGGAAACCCTTCTGTAATGAAAAGAATATACGCTGTTTACCTTACGTACAAATCAGATGAAGCATTAACTGGATTTTTTACAGGAGTTACGATAGACGGTTCTAATGCTTTAGCTGGTACAATAGCTGCAACAACAAGTAGTGGACAAGACTGGGCAACAGTAAAAATAACACCCTCTGCTCCTTTTTCATGTGAAAAAATGAAAATTGTTTATACTAATCCAAGTGCAGATCCAGTTGTTTTTATTAATGATATTTCTATAGAGTATAGGACTATAAAAAAGAGAACTACTTAATGGATAGAATTTCTAGACAGATTAACAATAGAAAACAAAATAAAATTAGACTTTCTAATAATCCACCTTCTATACAAACTATGCGAGAAGGTGAAGAAGTGCTATATCTAAATAAAGATAATAAACTTTGCAGATACCGCAAAGAAAAAGGAGTACTGTGGAAGTCTGATATGAGTCATGATGGAAGTCATGTTGTAGAAAAAAATTTAACAGTTAAAAAAGATTTAAAATTTAAAGGAGCTACAATTAGCTCAAAGAATACAGGTACAAGTTTAACTATAAGTATTGACACTCAAGAAGCTGTTGGTGGAAATATTATGGAATGGGACAGTTTGCCTGACGCTAGTTTAAAAGTTTACATAAATGGTACGTTGTACCAAATACCACTAAAGGCGGTGTAGTATGTCATTAAGCAATTTATTATTACAACAACAGATGAGTGCAACTCAAAAAAGACTTCAAGATAAATACGAAGCAGAAGATAGAAGAAGAGAAAAATCTGGATTTTGGTCAGGCATGGGAAACTTTGGAGGTGGTTTATTAGGA